CCACTGATAACTACTTCGCCTACATCATTTATACCAATTTGATTTTTTACAACACCAAAGCCTGGCATTAAACTTGCGTTGCCACTGTCTGCTAAAACAACATCTGGTGTGCTACCATGGTTTCCACCATTAAGTGCTACAATGTCACCTTTGTCCAATATACTGCCAGATGCGTTGTATACCTCAGCCTGAATAGCACCATTTATGTCACCTACAAATATAGCATCTGTTAGTTCAATGTTGCTGTTTGATGTCAATACACCTGTTAGTGTGCCTCCACCAGCGTTTATGTTTGCAGTTGTTGTGATATTGCCAGTTGTTTCTACTGTTGTGCCACTTACGTTACCTATAAAGTAAGAACCGGCTACGTTTGCAGTAGTTGTGATATTTGAAGTTGATGTTAAATTAGAATTAGTATCAATACTGGAATTCAAAAAAGTTACATCTGTGTTTTGGAAAGTGGTAGTGTCTGTTCTAAATGAAACATCACCTGGAATTGTTCCATCAGCGTTAGCAGTATCAAAGGTAATGTTTCTTCCAAAAAAACTGATGTTGCCATAACCTGAACTATCATTTATTGGTCCGATTAGTATGTCACTCTGATACAAATTGATATTACCAACTGCATCTATATCACCACCAGACATATCATTAAATCCATCTATTGATCCAGCGGCACCTAAAAATGTTAAATCACCACTATTGATTCTAATGCCGGCACTACCAGCAGTAATACTGTTTGCTACTACTGTGAGAGTGTTGCCACCGGTAGATTGTATTATATTGGCTAAAATTGTGTTTGTGATCAATTCACCGTTTGCTGGTATTTGATTTCTATTAAAAGTGTTGCCACCAATTTGCACAATAGGTTCGCTATAACCATCTGTGTCACTGTTAAAGAATATATTACCCTTTGCAGGATCGTTGCCCTCTATAATTAAACCTTCACTTGCACTTATAAACCAATTATCTGAACTTTCTTGCCATTCAATGTTAGCATTAGAACCACCACCGGTTCCTGTTCTATCAACTGTGATGTATGCATCTCTGGCTGTTGCGTTGCCATAGTTTAAAATAATTTTGTTGTCTTGAACCAACAAGTCTTGTATTTCTACTTGGTTTATGTTGCCTAAAACTTCTAAGTTGCCCTGCACAACACCGTTGCCACTTATAATCATACCAGCGGCATTGATGTTTGCTGTGGTTGTTACATTAGATGAAACACTACCACTGGCAAAATGTGCTTCTACATTTGAATTTGCTCTATCTGGAGTAAAGTATAAATTTGTTGAACCTTCAGTAATATCATCAGTATCAAATTCAGTAAAATCAATAGCAACATTATTTGGGTTTGCAACAATACCTGTTCCGCCCAGAATATTTAATGTTACATCACCTGAAGTTCCACCGCCAGTCATACCAAAACCTGCTGTAACTCCTGTGATGTCACCTGTTAAATCACCATCAATAGTGATTATGTTGTTTGCTAAATCTGGAGTGATTGTGATATTAGAACCACCAACAAGTGTGTTGGCCATGTTGTTTCTCACACGGTCTTCAGTGTAATATAAGTTGGTGTTGCCTTCTGTTAAGTCATCTGTTGTTCCAGCACCATTTAGATATAAATTGGTTGTTCCTTCTGCTAAATCATCAGTTGTTTTACCTGTAAATAAAGCATTTGAATCAATGCTGATAACACCAGTAGTATTACTGTATTCTATTGGTGCTGTTGCACTTAAATGTGCTCTAACTTGTAAAGGTGCTTGACTAACCCTTACGTTACCACCTGCTTGGTTTTGACCTACGAAATTGATAATACCTGTGGTATTTGAATATGTTAGATTACCACCAAAAGCATCTGAACTACCGTCATTTACACTGATTAAAGTTCTTATAGCACTAGCATTTGCAATACTGGCTACGTCTGATACTACAATGTTTGATTGGGTTTGACTGACACTTACGGTTAAGTTGCCTTCATTGACAAGCACATTTGATGGTGTAAAACTTACTGTTACGTTTGACATTCTTTAACTCCTTATAATGCTACAAAACCCGCTTCATCGCGAGGATTACCTGGAGTTACATCTGGTTCCCATCTTTGTATAATTGCCCATCTATGAGACGTTGTGCTATTTGGTATTACTCCACTGTCTGTCCATTTAACACTTACAACGTTTATAGGCACATTTGCTCTTGCGTCTGGCACAATGTTACCTGTGTATAATTGACTTGGAATTGTGATATCAACAGTTCCTGCTACAGCACTTACTACGTTTATATTTGATGCACCAATTTCTGTGTTAGCAAAATAGCCAACTACTGTAGAATCAGCAAAATTTGGCGTGCCACTAGCACGGTCAAAAGCAAGTGTATCTACCACTATTGTTTGTGAACTTAATTCAAATGAATAATTTGTTATGTCTGCACCAAAATCGTATCTATACGTTGTTGATGAACTGGGAAAATCTTCCTTGAGTTGCACATTATCAGCGCCGCCCAGGTAGTTTTTAAAATCGAGTAATCTACCGCTCATGTCGTCTCCTAAGGGAACTTCCTATATCACTAAGGTGTTATAGGCGTTTTTTATTTAATTGTATTTATCTAGTTTATGTAATTTTTATGCTGTAATTACTTTAAACTAGGCGTTGTTGGCCACACTACGTCATCCCAACAATGACAACTGTCAATATCCATGTCTCTGAGTGCTTGTCTGTATGTGGCCCATTGTGCTTTTAATTCTGCTGATAGTGGTGAGTCTGCGGCTTGTGTCCAGTCACTTTTACTCAACCTATAGTTTCTCATTGTTCTGCATTCATCACAAAAAGGCACAGGTTGTATACCAGGTTTGCTTTCTACCACATGTGGATCAACACTAACGTTCACGCGGAAGTTGTTAGGATTATCCACTGCACCAATAACACTTTCAGGTTTACATGTCATGTTAAACCTTGTGTTTGCCGCACAATTTTGTTCTGCATGGCTCATTTTTGTGTAATTTTTTACACTATAAATATAGCCAGTTTCACTGTTATAAAATACATATCTCATTATCTTAAATCTCTATATCCATCACCTTTGTTGTTTCTGATCAAGTCACCTTTGAATTTTAAACCTCTTTGTCCTGCACCATTTTGGTCCAAACTGGTGTTACCATATGGTTGTATGGTGATATTTGCTGGCAAATATTTTTTACCAGTTGTGACCACGTTTGCCTCTGTAGCGGCTGCGTTGCCTCTTTCTGGTGAAATTTCAAGACTGAAGTTATCTGATAACACTGGCGGTATAGCACTAGAAAATGATGCGGCAATACCTTCACCATACTGGTTATCATACACAATGGTTCCTGTGGGTTCTAAGTTGGCTTCATACACTTCTTCATATGCAACATTATTACCCACTGTGAATGCTATTGTAGCACCATTTGTAACATTTAGTGCACCAATAGGCACCACTGAATTCAATGTGGTGTATTCACCATAGTCAATACCACCTAGTGGTATCACTGTTGCTGGTTCAAATTTACTGTATTCACCTGTGATCAATGTTGTGTTTGCTGGATCTGCCGCGGCGTCTACCATAACAGTGTTAGCCGCTGGGTTTTCATCTACTTGTAATGCAACACCAATATCTAATATGTCTTTGTTTGAAATATATCCAGTGTTTTGAGATATATTGAGGTTGTTTATGTAGGTTGTGTTTGTTCGCCAATCACCACCGCCACCTACACCAAATATGCCCAAATCAATTTCAAAACTAGGCAGTTGAGGTCCACCTGGAACTCTAGGATCAACAGGAGGAAGTGGAGGAACTGGTATGGTCACATTGGTGTTTGTTTCTGGTTCAAATGTGCCGCCTCCATGTGGTGGTATTGTATAACAAGTATTTCCTGTTTGTCCAAAAGGTGTTATATAACTTAAATCAATACAGATATGATCAACACCTGGAATGTTTGGTGTGGTAATTGGAACTGTGATAGTGGGATCTGTAGGATCTGTATTATCTGTGCCAGGTATGTTGATGTTAGCCCAATCTATATTACCATAATCTGTGTTGCCAATAATGTTACCATTACCTGGATCATATATGTTTGCATTTGCGTTACCTGGATCTGTGATAATGATATTGCCTGGTATTATGATGTTTGCATTACCCCAAATACCTGTCCACCATCCTGGGATACCACTTAAATTTACAGCGGCATCTGTTTGTATAACACTGTGATCATACACATCATCAGCATATTCTAACAATGATATTTTTACACCTAACATGCTGTTAGTTTCTTCAGTTTCTACTAATTTAATAACACGGAATAACTTATTTGAAAAACCATACAGAGGTAAGTTTAATTTTACAACATCACCCACATCTATTTGTAATGTTTCATAACTGCCTGTGACTTCTACCACAGTGCTGGTTCTACTTTGACGTAAATCAATGTTAGCCAAGTTATGAACACGAGTTTTATCATTTACCAAATTATATCTAGTGGATACTGGATTATCAGGTTCATTGGCATTTCTATCACCTGCAGGTGTGTCAATAATAACAACATCTGTTTGGTCTTGTTTTGCAACACTGGGGTATTCTGCTTCTATGCTGTTATACAGTGCATATAATTCTGTGCTGGAAATAGAAACATCACTGATGATGTTGTCATCATCTAACACAAAACAATTGGCTTTTTCACCAGTAGTGAGAGCTCTCAGTGGATTTACTTTGAATTTGCCTTGTTTTGCATCATAAGTGAAAAATGTGCTGGCACTTTTACAAATTTCATTGATATTGGTGTATACAGGTTGATATGTGCTTAACATACCATCAATTTGCCATCTACTTTGATATGAACTCACATTTGCTAAATTTAAATATTCTACGTTACCATATGGTCCATTGATGTTTGAATAATCATACATTGCATCAAAACTGTTTAAGTCTAAATCTGCATTTGATAATCCTACACCATATCTGTCATTACGCAGATAATCTAGCAATACATTTGAAGGCTCGTTTAAACTGTTTGTGATCTCATAAGTTATACCACCTAGTCCTAACAAGTTTTCTTCTGGATCATAATCTATTTCAAAAATTGCATAAACCAAATCTTCATAGTTTGTGGTTGCATCAATAGTGGTCATCAGCGTTTGTGCCGCTACTGGTGTTCCTGTAGTAGGGAATATTTGGTTAGCACTGCTTTGTGCATTACCTGCATACACTCTACATCTCATTTTACCTGAAACTTTGTTTGATGCTGTTGCATTAGTGTCTGTGACACTTAACACAACATGACTCAATGAAGGTGTAGTGTTAAAATTTAATTTTTGATCATCTCTGTATATTTGATTTACAGTGTATGTGCCTGAATCTGTTTTTTCACCAATAACCATACAATAAACCATTGTGTTG